ACTCTCATAGAGGAAGGTTCCGCTGGTTCCGTTTGCGTCTATCACACCGCCGGGCACATCAGTCCACGCTCCAGAGTCAGCCTTGTACTGCAGCTTGAACCCCACCTGCCCAGCAAGATTCCCGGTGCAGTTGATGCACCAGAAGGCGAGCTGGAAGTTGGTCGGATTAAACTGCGTCCGAAACACCGAGTAATCCAACGAGTCTGGGTACGGCATGTTGTTTGCTGCTGAAGGAATCGGAGTCGCCCCACTGTATGACGCCCCAACACTGTCCAGAACGCAGAAGTCAGCCCGATACTTGGCAGCTCCCGTGTTAACCAACGCTCCACCCTGAAACGCCAACCCAGTACCAAGCGGAATCTCGGACATGGTAGCCGATGATCCGGTTGGATTACCCAACAACCTCGACGCAGCCACCGGAACAATCTTTGCGTATGCCACCTGCCCGTTTGTGATCTCGATTCCACCGACGCTTGTGAACCCAAGCCCACCGCTGACCGTCAGCTCCTCGACATCTCCAGAACCAGACGTGTCCCTGCCCAGCAGCCGATCCGTTCCGATGGCTTGGATCTTAGGAAACGTGACCGCTCTGGAAGCAAGTGCCGCAGTGGTTACAGATCCTGCAGCCAACGACAAAGAGCCGCCATCCACGGTCCCATTGATGTCAATCGCCGGGTTGCCCAGTAGGTTCAGCACAGTCGGATCCAGCACGGTGCTCGAAGTCACCGTCGTCCCGGGAGTCACTGTGACGTAGAGAGGCATCAGCTAAACTTGATCGCCTTGAGCACCAGCCGCCACTTGCTTCGATTCACCTCGGTTGTGGCTGTTGTGTACTGACCGTTGGTCTTGTTGGGTAACAAAATTGAACTGTGGGTTGTCGTGATGCAGTTGATCGACGTCGAGTCTACATACCTGCCAAACGCAGGCGTCTCTACCTCGTTGGTGTCGGAAATCACGGAATCCAACAACACCAAGTCGTTCTGCGCGTAACTAGCGTCTCCACCGGCATCAACGCACTTCAGGAACCCGGTCAGGATGTCCGGAGCACCCCCCAGAGTCGTGTCCGTGAACAGCACCGTCTGCTTGGAACCACCAGCAGGCACCGAAAGCTCAGACGACGTCCAAGTCTTCACAGACGCGCTCAACGTACCGGCATCACTCAGCGCAAGACCGGATCCAACCGTGATCTGCTGGACGTCTCCGTTGGTGGTAGCGTTACGCCCGAGCAGCTTCTTGGTGGTGACCTCAAACAGCTTGGCCTCGGTGACGCCTCTGGAAGCGATCTGAACTGTATCCGAACCAGTGAACTCAAGACCGCCACCTACGCCAATCTGAGCTGCATCGCCGGTGCCAGCAGAATCACGACCGATCAGCTTGTCGGTTCCGATCTGCTGCAGCTTGGCAAACGTAACTGCATTGGCAGCTATGGTTCCGGTCGTAACAGATCCCTCCGATAGCGTAAGCGATCCGCCATCGACCGTTCCGACCACGTCTACCGACGGCGTCCCCAGCAGATTCAGCGTGGTAGCGTCCAGCGTGGTGCTGTTGGTGACCGTGGTTCCCGGAGTGACAGTGACAAAGAGTGGCATGGCTTAGACGTCGTTCTTTCCGTATAGACGGAATGGTATTCCTGCAACTTTAACGTTAGCGACTATCAAAGAACCGCGATCTGTGGTCAGGATTGGCTGGGCTGCGGAGGCGTGACCCTTGAGGCGAGCCTTGTGCGTGTAGCTCTGGTGCAGTCCAGCCCGGAAACCGTTCCCTCCAGTCTTGAGCACCGGCAGCGTCGAGTAGTCCTCACGATAGGCCGTCAGGAAGTCGTCGTTGGCGTTGGACGTGTTGTACGCGCTGTATCCGTATTTGTAGTAGAGCGTCCGGTCCTTGGTGACGTTCTCGGCGATGTCCAAACTCTCGGAGACACCATCGAAATCAACGGTGATGTCGTAGCGCGTGTCCCAATTCCGAAGGTCCAGATGAAGATCTGTCCACTGCTTGTGCTCTACAGCGTCCCCGGTGTACCCACGAAACTCCACCCGGGTCGAGATCTGGTAGGACGTGCCGGTGGCGTTCCGGTCGAACAGAGCATCCTTGTCGAAGTTGTGGATGAACCCCGACTCGTCCGCGAACACCAACCGCTCGGTGCCGGAGACAATCACGCGCTCAAAGAACTTGGGATTCAGCAGCTGACCTTCCCAGTAGCCTTCCCATGCTTGGTTCAGGAAGTTGTAGCTGAGGACCCGGTCGTTGGTTCCATCTCCGCCTTCAGTCGGGTGGGCCAGCAGATAGCGATTGTCGAAGTAAGCCGCACAGGACCGCTCCCAGTTCGTCTCGTCAATATCGTCAACGAGGTTCTGAATCGAGTCTGACAGCGGCAAGATCACCGATTGGCTGACACCGTACTCGGTCTGTTTCAGGGAGATGATCCCACGCTGACTCAGGAAGATCAGATCGGATCCGGTGTTGACCACGCTGTTAGGTGCAACACAGCCGAACTCACGGGTGACCTCGGTGAGCCGCACCGCACTCAGATCACCGTAGAGGTTCTCCACCGCCAGCACTGACCTCTGTTTGAAAATGACCAGCGTCGTGTTGTTGAACGCGCTGATGGCAACCACGCGGTCATTGGTGCCGGTGTTGAGCTTGAAGTCGTTGGTGACCTTGGCGTAGTGCAGCGGATCCAGCACGTCCGAGACGGCTAGGAAGTCGTTGCCGTAGATCATCAAAAGCCGGTTCTGGAAGTACAGACCCTCTCTGCCAGCCGGGATGTTGGCTCCAGACGCACTAGACTTCTTGATGGTGCCGGTGCCGCTTCCGGTGATGTCCACCAGCGTGTTCGGCATCGCGATGGTGACCGTCGGCGCGGAGCTGTAACTGCCCGGGTTGGCCACATTCACCGATGTGACCTTGCCTTCACTCAAAGTCGTCGTGGCAGTTGCAGCACCACTGGAGAACGTCACCGCAGGAGCCGTCAGATAGCCCTTGCCTTGGTTCAGCACTGTGTATGTGGCAATGCCTGTCGGAGGCGCTCCAGAGGCAAGATTGGCGATTGCAGTAGCCCTCTGCGCGTCATTGAGGCTGTCGGTCTCCTCGGTGTCGCCTTGGAACAGTCGAAGCGTGTTCTCGTCTACTGGGAACACGTAGTAGATGCCGTTCAAAGCAACCGCAGATGGACCAGTGACCGTGCAGTTGCTGATGGTAACCTGATCACCGGGGACAAAGTTGTGATTCGGGACCGTCACCGTGTCCGCAGTAGCATCTGCAGATACTATCGACTGCGAAGCCGGAACCCGATCGAAGCCTTTGTCCAGAGCTTGTACCTCACTGCCGGAGGCGTAGCTGGACTGCATGATGAGCGGAAGCCCGTCGTTCTGGTAGCTCTCCAAACCCTGCGTGATGTCGTAGCTGGTGGTGTTATTCTGCAGCTCCAGCCAGAAGCGATTGGCGCTGGTCAGACCCGTAGCCAAGTCGAGCTTGTTGGTACCAGCCCTAGCGTTGCCCTCGGTCAGGTGCAGGGTCACCGCGGTGCCGACCACGTTGATGTAAACACCGAACCCTTGGCCAGATCCTGTCGCTCCAACCCACAATGGCTTCTGGGTGCCAGTCTGACCAACGATCACTCGGTCACCCGTCTGCAGGTCAGGTGTAACGTTGAGCGTTATGGTGTCAGTCGTTGCGTTGACGTCTGTGCCATTGAAATAGTACCGAGCAGGCCCCGGACGCAGCATGACCACCGAATCGCCGCACTGAATCAGCCGGACGTCGTCGTAGAAGTCGTGGCCATTCATCGGGATTTCCAGATGGGCCTGATTAGGACGCAGCAAGAAGACACGTCCCTGACCTCCGTCCGTAGTCCTCGCCACATTGGACGCAACGATAAGCGACTGCGTTCCGGTGGTCTTGTCCCGATACTTCAGCAACGCAACGATGTCCGTGATACCGGTCGTCGAAGAGTAATAGGTGAACGTCTGCGGATTAGGATTGGTGAACGAGTACGCACTGGTACTCATCACCGCGTTTGTGTTGTCCGAAGACTTGGACAAGAGCCGCGTTCCGTTCTTGAACACCAGCTCGTTGGACGCCTGATTGCAGGAGACGATGGTGTTGACCGCAACCTGCGACAACCCAACAGCAGTGTTGACCGTGCTGCTGCCATCCACGTTGGCTGTGAACGTGCCATTGACCCAGAGGCCACCCCACTTTGGACGAACCACTCCCCATCGGTTCTTGATGTTCTGATCCTCGAAACGCCTGTTGATCGCCAGCGAGACGTACTTGGGAGGCAACAGATCAGCATTGATGCGTGAGTTCATCCCAAGGAACCCATCATCCTGACCAACCAGTTGAGGAATGTCTGGCATCAGCGTGTCGGTACAACAATCTGCCGAACCTGCATCTCCTGACGCGCCACCTTGTCGATCTCGTCGGTCAAGGCAGACTCGCCAAGCTGGAGAAACTCATTACCAAGATCGACCTTGCCGTCCACGCGAAGCATCTGGCCAGCCGCTCGGTACGCACAGATCTCAGAGAACTTGTAGGGGATGGTCGATGGATCCGCAGTGTACACCGGAGGCAACAATCGCGCCTCGATCCAGACGTACGGAAACTGGTCAAGCACAACCATGCCATCACTGTCAAAGGTGTACTGCACGTTGCGCGTCTGCGGGACCTTGGCTCTAGGATCGTTCTGATAGACCGCGAAGATCTCGCCAAGCTCATTGGTGCGAGTCGTGCCGTCTGGAAGCTCTGTCTTGGAGACCAATCTGAAGAACGGATTCAGCACGCCCCAGTATGTCGTGTTGGTAGGCACCGTGCCAACCGAAGGAGTCGCCACGCACTGGTAGTACTGCTGCGTCACCGGATAGAGCACGATGTCTCCGACCGCATAGCTCTGGGTTGACAGCCAGTTCCCAGTGCTGCTTCCGTAGGATGGCTGCGCCTCGGCCCAATAGGCTGCGTTCAGCGTACCGTCAGGTCCACCCGTCGTCGGATCATTACCGGTACTTCCCGAGGCGTTGACGCACTGGTAGTAGGTCTGCTCAGTCGGAAAGTAGACAACTTCGTTGAGCGCGTAAGCCGTGGCAGAAGAGTATTCAGGAGCGAAGAACTCCTGCTGGACGATCGTCTGGTCAGGCCAGTCAAACGCCTCCCAAGCCTGCCTTAGCGCCGTGCCAATGAAGGTGCGGAAGAAGTTGGCCTCCTCAGTGGTGGGCGGATACGTCCGACCTGTCATCTCGCAGGCTTTTCTTAGGACGTAGGAGTAGGTAACGGTCTTGGCCATAGATCACCACGCTTTGCAGGACCAATACTTCGCCGACAGCTTGGTGCCGGGATTGTCGCAGCCATGACGAGCGCGGAAGGAGGCTCTACGCTCCGGGATGTTCTTCTTGATGGTCATATTCGGATCTCCGAATCGCACCAGACGCACTTGATCTCCCTCCTTGGCCAAGACAGCAAACTTCTTGGACTCACCGGGAGTCCGTTTCGGCTTGTTGTAGCCGGAGAAACGTTGGCCTTTGTAGTTAATCACGTCAGTCCTTCGGGAGCGCATACCACCCCGCAGGTAGCACCACGCGGTTGGAGGATCTGACGCTCTGCCCCTTCGAGTCGAGCACCCAGACCCGAACTTTCACATCCTCGGCCAATCTTACCGGCTCACCGCTTGGGACCAGTATCACCCGCGTCGCGCACCCGCTGCTCATGCTGGCGAATACGATCCAGCAGCTTGTCACGCAGGCCCGGATCACGCTTGGCGTCTTCACTGGTCTGATCCTTTCGCAACAGGTGCTCAATGAACTTCAGCACCGCCAAGACCAACTGCTCAATCACGGAGCCGGAGGAGGAGTGGCCTTAGTCTTGGAGAAGTATCCCCAAGCCGCAGCAACGAGCGTAATGACCGCGCCAACAACCTCTGGGAGCTGATCCGCAGAGACGATGCCCTTGGCGACCAAGAAGCCACCAGCGGCGCTTAGAACGTGACGGATGAGGGATTTGATCGAGTCATTCATTTGAATCCTTGTTCTCTTTGAGCTTCTTCCGAACCCACTTATAGAAGGCCATGACCGCGAAGAACGCACCCACCGCAGCCGTAATGAACTGCAGGATCGTGGTGAGCGTCGGAAGCAGTGATATGAAGGTCATGACACCCGCAGCGGCCAATAGTCCACCGGGGCCATTGTGAGCTGTGGCGTCCATCTTAGTACTTGCGATTGTACGCAATGAATGTGCCAGCGGAGGCAGCCACCGAGGTGAACACCCCGGGAATCTCGGTGCCAGCAGCGATGGACACTCCGGTCGGGAAGTTGGTGATGTTACCGGACACCGCGCTAAACGTGCAGGCAGTCACGCACTGGATGCGCTGGAAGTTGCCGGTGACGGCACTGGTGTTGGTGTTGGCAATGCCGCCGTACTCACCGGCAAGCTGACGATTGGCTCCTACGTTCATGATGTTAGTTGGCAGAGGTCCAAGGCAGAGGAGGAACGATAACCGGAGGGTTAATGGCGTTCGCAATCTGCTGATTCACGCTGGCCTCGGTAGCCGACTTGTCGATACCGGAGTCCCAAACCCACTGCAGAACCTCGGCCTGAGTCAGGTTGCTGTACGGAATGAACTGCGAGGGATCCGGAGCGATGAAGCTGGCAGTGCCGTAGCAGGTGCCGGTGTAGGTCTTGCCACCACTGACCTGCTCGCCGTTGCAACGCCACGCAGCGGTGACGACGACGTCGGTGAGACTGCCTTCGCTGGGTTTAACCCAGAGCTGTTCGATAACCCATGTGATCATTGGATTTCCTTTGTTTCTTTGTTGAGTGACTCCTCTTTGGCGGCTGCCGCAGAGACGAGATCGGTGAAGAAGACGCCAGCACGAGCTGCTTGGATGCCGCCAGCTTTGACGGCCACGTCGATGAGGTTGATGAGTACTTGAGCTTGTTCCTTGGTGATTTCGATCGTCATAGGAGCGCGATGGTAGCTAAAGAGTGAGCGTGGGCAAGGTTAGTTCCAGAGGGAAAGCACCAAGTTAAAGTGCTGAAAGCTGACGGCATCGTTGTATCCAGCGTTGTAGTAGTTGAAACGGAAAAACGTATTTGAAGGTGTTCCCGTGAACGAGACCGATCCAGATGTTGAAGTCCAACCATCAATGTCTCGAAGATCCCAGTTATACACGTTGCTCCAACTGCTTCCATCTGTGCTTTTCTCTAAAGCTAGACCAACGGCACTTGTTACAACTGCTGAATCAATCTCAGTGTAGATAATGATAGAAATCTGATAATTAGTTGGAACAAAGTTTAGTTTATATCGTGTCGCGTATTGGTTGGCACCAAGGAATGGATATGGATTTGTTCCGCTGTTGTAAGCTGGAATTGATGGAGATTGAGCAAGAGATGGAGCTGAAAATGCCAGATCTGCTCTTTGACTGGAAGACCCTCCACCACCCCCATCAGTGACGATCCCACTGGGTGAACGCCACTTGATGGTGTTGCTTGCGCCATCAACCACCAAGACCTTGGACGAGGTCGTGGAGAGTTCAGCGACGTTCTTGAGGTTTGGATTGGTGAGAAAGTCCATTATCCGATGACGGTGACGGTGTAGTCTGAACCAGTGACAGACGACGCGAAGATCACAGTGACGGTGTCGGTGGTGGTCATCTGAACGTCGGTGTAGACCAAATCATAGGTGCTGCCCGACTTCCGAACCTGCACGGTGACATCGCGTGTCCCAAGGTTGTGCGTGACCGTGAACGAGGTGTTGGTTCCTGCCAAGGCCGTACTGTACTTCCTGCTAATCTGCTGCCACGCAGTGCCGTTGTGCATTTTGAGCACATTGCCGGTGGAGTAGTACAGGTCTCCGGCTGCACCAGTGGGATCCGCTGCAAGTCCGGTGAAGTTGATCTGGCCGGTGGACTTAATGCGGAGGCGTTCGGTCGAATTGGTACCAAGCAGTAGCGATCCACCGGACTTGGTTCCGTAAATCTGAAACGTGTCGAGATCCCAGTTGATGTAAGCCTCGCGTACCCCGTTCCGATAGTATTCGTGCCGCGCATCGGATGCCGCCGCTGTCGAGAATCGAGCCTGCGCCGCAGCGCCTTCGACGTGGAGTGTTGCTGCAATCGAAGAGGAGATGCCAATTCCAACCCTGCGATTCGCGTCAATATACACCGCATCGCTTCCACCCACCGCCAGCGCGAGGGTGTCTGCATCAGTGGGCCAGTAGAGGCCGGTGTCGGAGTTGTCCGCGTTGGCGATGGTCGGTGCGGAGGCGGTGCCGTTGGTTTTGAGGAGCAGGACGCCAGAGTTATTTAAAGTCAGTTTCGTTGTTCCTGCTGTGCGAAATACGAAAGACGAAGCGTCCAGTGTTAATGATGCAAGAGTGCCAGAGTTGTCAGAATACGCAGCTATGACACCGCCACTTGAATAGTAGTTGTACAACCCACCACTTGCCGCGTCGAATGCTGAAAGTCCACCAGCCGAAACAGTGAATAATCCTGCCTTGTGATATCCAACATTTGACAGATTCCCCGAGTCGTCGAGGGTCACCGTCGGAGAATCCGCGCTGTTGCGAATCTGGATTCCTCCCGCCTTTAGGAATCTCATGTCACCCTTGAAGGTGTTGAGATCGTACCACTCGATCACGCCGCTCCTTGAGTCAGCGGTGCCGGTCGGAACGCTGAAACTCAACCGATTCGTGTGACCAGCAGTGGTTGACGCTGTCTGGAATCGCGTCTCGTTGTTGACCAAAGAATAGACGTGGAATCGGTATGCAGGCGTCACCCCCAACCCAAGGTTGCCGGAGGAGTCCAGTGTGGCGCGGAGGTTACTGTTTGTGTAAAACAGGAATCCGCCAGACGAAATGTTGTCTAAGGTAAAGTTGTTTCCAGCGGTCTGATATAACTGTGTCCGGTTTGGGTACGTCGAGATGAACTCAAGCGTCTTTCCTGCGCCGACAATCGCGGAGTTGTCTCGGAAATATGCTGAACCGTTTACATCAAGGCTGACTGATGGCGTCGGCGTCCCGATTCCAAGGCGGCCCGAGGCGTCGAGGACCATTGATGTCTCCATCGTTGCGGCACCTCCAGCGGTTGGGCTCGCATTTGTCGATCGCTGCCAGTTGTGCGTTCCCGCGACTTGAAAATATCTAGTGGCCGCAGCGGCATTGATGAACTTGTCCGAGCCGTCGTTGTAGAAGTTGTTTGCAAACTGACTGTAACCCAAAAAATCAGCGATGGATGAGTACGAGCCGATTTGAAATGCTCGAATCGAAGAATTCCAATCCTTAGGCGTCACCGATAACCCAAGGTTGCCGGAGGAATCCAGCGTGGCCTTAATTGAGTTCTGGATCTCCAGATTGACGACAGACCCGCCAATGGAAATCGGCTGGTAGCTTGTGGCTAATCCAGAGTCGACACCTTCGATTTTAGATGTCGTCGAATCGATGTTGAATCGAATCCCCTTTGTCGTTCCGGAAACTGCAAAAATCCGAGCGAAATCAGTGTTTACGACATGGCAGACTGCTGACGGACTTTCCGTTCCGATTCCTACGTACCCTGCGTTGTTAATTCTGAGCCTGTCGGTTCCAGAGGTCGAAAGCGCAAGGTAGCCATTATTTGCTCCATCACCTCGGAAAAGCCGAATACCAGAATTCCAAGTGCCGCTTGCCGCTGCGGGCTGATACTCGAGACCAAACCGCGCAGACTCTGAGTTGGCGACCGTTCCGGATCCGTTGCGAGCGACAAGACGGAAATCGTTGTCCCCGCCTCCCATGAATGCCAGAAGCGACGAGAGAGTCCCAGCACCAAGGGCTTGGGCGTGAAGCGGGGCAATCGGCGTCGCCGTCCCGATGCCCACGCGGCTGTTCGTGTTATCCCAGAACAGGTTCGCCGATGTGTTGATCGCCGACGTGCCATTGCCGAACAGCACCCGACCAGCGGTGAACGTCGCGGCTCCGGTGCCGCCGTTGCCGACAGGTAAGGTTCCGGTGACGCCGGTGGTCAGAGAGAGTCCGGTGCAGCTCGACAGGTTGCCGCTGGTGGGCGTTCCAAGAGCCGGAGTGACAAGCGTCGGGCTGGTGGCCAGCACCACATCGCCGGTTCCGGTGACAGCCTTGAATCGGATCTCGTTGCTGCTGTAGGCATACGGAATCTCGCCCGTGGTATAGGGGTTGGACGTGGCGAACGAGAATTGTCCTCCAACGAGCACCATGCCGTTGCCAGCGGTGTAGGAACCGGCTTGTGAGAACTTAACGAATGGAACCGGAGTCGTCCCAAGCGTGCCACCAGCATTGGCCGTACAGACCCAACCAGAGTCTGCATTAGCAGTTCCGGTCTCGATGAACGTGAACGCACCAACCAGCTCGTCCCAAGTGTTGGCATCCAGAGAACGAGTCATCGCAGACGCAGCCCCGTTCCAGATGTAGATGCCGTTCTGCTGAGACAGGCTCTGATCCTTCACCAAGATTCGGGTGGTGCCGCTGGTGAAGGTTGCCGGATCAATGCCGTCGATCAGCCCGGATCCGGGGGCGATCAGGTTGATGTCCGCAGTGGACGCCACCAAGCAGCTCGCCTTGATGTCCAGACCCTGAGCTACCGAGTCAACGTAGCCCTTGGTGGCCAGCGTGGATCCGGACGATCCGGATGTGACGTTTCCGCTGTTGATGATGTTGAACCCAGCGATGTCCAGATCCGCAGTCAGAGCGCCGAATCCTGTCAGCGAGATCGAGGACTTGGCAGTGGCTGCAGGATTGTTGGACGCATCACCGACATAGAACTGGCCCGTAGCCAACGCCAAACGAGCCAACGGAAGCAGACCGCTTGTGATGTTTGCAGCGTTCGTCGTGTCGGTCGTCGCAGAAGCGGCCAGTCCAGAAACAGAACCAGCTGGAATCGAAGCGGACCATTGAGGCTTCGCGTTACCACCAGACCCATCATACGTTAGGATGTAGCCATTTGTTCCAGCAGCCAGTTTGGCAGTCGTAGCCAGACCGCTCTGGTAGAGAAGCTCGCCAGCAGCCCCACCGTTAATATGATTCGCCGTCGTCGCGGTGGTGGCAGTGGTGGCCGATCCAACGCTCAGCGTGGACTGATTGACGTAGGCTGGGCTCGCTCCGTTGCTGGTGAGAACTTGCCCAGCAGTGCCAACGTTTAGGAATGTGGTCGTCCCACTTCCAGATTGGACAAGGATGTCACCAAGAGTTCCGCCCGGTTTGTTGGTGGCAGATCCAACACTGAGACTGGATTGATTGACCCACTCAGGAGCGGTTGCCCCAGTGTTGACCTTGAGAACCTGATCCGCAGTGCCGATTCCGAGGAAGGTCGTGTCTCCAGCCGTGAGCTGATACGGGAGGCTACCAGCAGAACCACCGGAAAGATCCGCAGCGACAACCGTCGTGGAAGAGCTGTCGAGTACCGTGCGGACATTGGATCCATCCCACCACTTGAGAACTCGGGCAGAGGCTGAACCAGTCGTGTCGGTCCAGAAGTATCCGATGTCGCCACCAGACGACAACGTCGGGTTCCCGGTGCCGATGTTATAGACCTTGAAGTCTTGAACCTCGTTCTTGTTGAGCGTGATGGAGTTTAGAAACGGAACTGCCATAGTGTCTTAGAAGTTGAGGTAAGCGATTCCGGTACAAGCACCGGGGAAGTGGACGTTTACAGTGTTTGCGGACGGATATTCGACCTCAGCCCAACCAGCGCGGTTGAGGATCTGATCTATCACCCAGACCGTCGGATAGGCGTTGAGGTTGTGGTTAATCACCCAAGGGTTGGCCGCCACAGACTGCGTGTGCGTGTAGGTAGTAGCCCCGATGGTGCTGCGCTGCTGTGTAGCCGTGGCGTCGTCGAGGATGGCCTTGCCCTGCGGAGTGATGTCTCCACCCAGCTTGGTCGTGTTGACCACACCCGGCTGGATCGTGGTCGAGTTGCTGTTGGCCGAAGCCGCAACGTCACCGGTCAGAGCCGCACGCTCGAATGAAACCTGCCCAGCAGTAGACCAGTTGGCTACAACTGTGGTCGAGTTACCAACCACCCGCTCCAGCGTCAGCGTCCCGTTGGCAGACTTGACCAAATACTCCGCGTTTACAGGAGCACCAGCAGCCGAGACGAGGTTGTACAGGTCCGAGAAGTTGTGGTTGCACTTGATGAAGGCATCACGCAACGGATCTCCCGTTCCATCATTGGGTACTGTCCCGATGTCGATTGGCTGCTGTGCCATACCTCAGTATTTCTTGCTGAACTTAGTGTTCGTCGGAGCAAAGCCGACCTGCAACTTGGTTCCCCCGCATTTCACGCGCACCTCGGGGTTGTCGCGTTCTACTTCACGCAGGAACTGAGAGTCTTTCCAACACTCGTAACCCAGTTTCGCGCCCCAGTGATGGTAGAGCGTTGGATCAATACGCATTCGCAATCGGCCAATGCCGTCGATGCTGCGGAGATCCTGCTGGCTGTCCTTGGCGATTCGCTTCTGATGCACCTCGGCATTCACCAGATCCGCGTGATAACCGGTAGCCAGTTCCTTAACCACATCCTGACGCAGTTGCGCCGGAAGTCCTTCGAGTACGTTGTCTAGTATGGGTGATTGCATGGTATAAAAAAGGGGAGCACCCACCGATATGGCAGATGCTCCCCGTTGAGTGATTGATTACGACGCGCCAGCGAACATGCCAAACCCGCCCGGGTTTTTTACCACAAGTCCACTGATCGCCTGCACCAAGCGGATCGGGCCGCCGCCAGCGTCAGGAAGATCCTTGACCTCGGGCAGCTTGCAGTAACGGATCTCAACCATGTCCATGGGGATCACGTATCCGCGATAGGCTTCCGCGTTAAGCGTGGTGGTGCTCTTGCCACCGATGAAGGTGGTTGGGTGCAGGATCAGGCGGCCGAAGTCACCCTCGAACACGTCGATTGAGGACGCGAACGTCGAGCTGGACAGCTCCTGATTGAACGTGCGAACAGCGGTCTGGCTGAACGAGTTCGTGGACGAGTTGTCCGAGGACCTGCCGGACGTCAGGTTGGTGAAAGCACGCTTGAGGGTCGTGCCAAGAATGCAGTCGTAGTCACGATACACGCCAGTCTTGGAGTAGATGGCGGTGAGCACGTTCTGCACGGTGGACTCAGCGAAGTTCGCCGAGGTGACGGAGCTGATGGCGTTGGTGGCCGCAGTGCCCGGGGTCACGCCGCCAGCAGGGGCGAAAGCGGAACCGGAGGCAAGAGCGCCAATGTTGGAGCTGTTGGTGCTGAGAAGCCAATTACCGAGGGAACCGGTCTGATAAGCAGTCGGGGTCGGACTTGCGGAGGGGTTATCCTGCTGCGCCGCCTGATTGGTGCAGAGGAAGGTGGACTCCATGTCGCGCTTAATCTCGACGAGGAGCTTGGCAACGTTGTAGGCGACCTCAGAGGCGGCACCGGCAACGTTCTGGGTCTCGGCGATGAAGCCGACCCGGCTGTTTCGTCGGAACGCCTGAGCGTAGTTGGTCACGCGCAAACGATTGGCCGACTCGTTCGTGTAGCTGGAGACGTCAGTGCCGTCGATCACGCCGCCAAGCTGAGGAGCGGAGTAATCGTCACATTGCCATGACATGACTACGTTTCCAAGATCCCTCCCCTTGGGAGACATCGACACAAAGGGGGTACTTTTAGCGTCGACGTTAGCGATATAATCGGCCAATTCCTCGCGGACGCCGACCTGATTGTTTACACCAAGGTATGCCATAGTATTAGGATTTTATAAGTGTGTGTTGAAGCAACCGCGACAGATCGGCAGTGCTCCCGCTTTGGTTGAACGCCTTCTTTGCAGACCTTGCCGCATCGTTGGCCTTGTCAGACTTGACCGGACTCGCCTTGGGAGCCGCAGGCTGCTTCGGAGCCACCTTCACAGGGGCCTTTGCAACCTTCGCGCTCTTCTCGCGTTCCATTCGAGCCTTCCGACCTTCTAGGAAGTCACCGATGGCAATCTGATAATCCGGGAACGACGCAAGCTGTGGCATCTGCCGCAAAACCTGCTGCGCTTCCGAATACGTCGGATTGCTACGGTCCTTCCACCAAGGGTACGCACTCTCCGCAACTGGCCGCACTTGTTTGTAAGTGTTGAGGAATTGGTGCCGCGTTGGGATGTGAACATCCAAGGCATCTTCGACTCGTCGCCGAATCGCCTTGATCTCATCCGCGCTGTACTCTTTCCCGCCCACTTCGCAGCCGTCAGCGTTGTCCTCGCACCATCGCTTCAACTCCCGGGCCTTGCGGTACTCATCGCTGAGTTTCGCCTCGTCCCAGATGTCAGAGAACGGATTGTCGTTCGTCGCTGCCGCCTGCGGTACTGCAGCCTGCTGCTCAAGAGCTTCCAGCTTCGTCCGCGCCTCATTCAGCTCCCGCTCCAAGGCTTCCGCTTTAGCTGCGGCTTCCTTTTTCTGAGCAACGAGCTTGTTGATGCGCTTTTGGACTCCAGCCGGTTCGTCCTCGGTAGCGTCTTCAGTCTGCTGAGAGGTTTCCTCCTCAGCGGGATCCTCCACGGGTGTCGCCTCCCCGGTCTCAGCAGTCTCGGACGCTGACTCCTCGGCAACCGGCTCATCTGCACTCGCAGCGGCTGGTTCCGGTTCCTCGACAGCTTTCGGAGTCTCATAGAACCGAGTCTCCAACAGTTTCGCCAACGCCACCGTGTCGAGCGGGAGCGGGTTGAGCGGTTGCGCCGTGTTTTGTTGGGGTGTCGCTTCCCCGGTTTGTGTTGCTTCCATGCTTTTTAGGCCCTGCAAGTCGGGCATACTACGACAGGGTTTAACGCTAAACCCAGAAAGCTGAAGCCCTGATGAACGACGTTATCGCTAACGTCAACCAATTATTCTTGGGGAGTTTCCAGCTTCAGACCCATGTCCACGAGGAACGAGCGTGCATCCGATAGAGCAGCCGCCCGTCCGCAGTTGTATGCCCTCGCCTCCGGAGTCAGTGCCGAGTTGATCGCTGCGGACACCTCGTCAGCAATCAATTCACCCAGCACCTGACGCAATGCACGCAGCATCGGCTCATGTTCACCCACTCCACCCAACGCCATCTTGAGCTGTTCGTCAGTCATTCTCATTGAGGAGCCGATCCGGGTTGCACGCCAAGACGTCCAGTGACCGCGTTCTGTTGCTGTTGGACGCTGAACTGAAGGTTCTCCACGTACTTCTGCAGATTGGCTTGGAAGAGCGGATCCTGTTGGGCCTGCTGCTGATATTTCGGGTTCGCCTGCAGGATCTGCTGCGCGAAGTTAAGCCTTGCTTGAGCTGTGGGATCGTTCTCTCGCAGCTTGGGCGGGTTCCCGAGCGACATGAGTCCGAGTTCGTCGTTGGTCTCGTCGAACATCTTCTGCGAGGCCGGTCCAGCCTGCATGATAAGCTCGTTAGCCAGAGTCGGATCAATCGCACGCAGCGCCAGACCCACGAGCTTGGTGCGATCCACAACGCCAACGCTGTCCAGCGGCAGCACGAGGCTAGAAAGTGCCTTGAGCTTCTCGGTCACAAGGTCGGTTTGCAGCTCGCGCACGTCGAATTTCAGGGAAACGTCGAACTCTTGGACGTTGGTGCTTAGAGGAACGTTGCTGCCGGTGATACGAGCCACCTCTTCGGGTCCAGTGTACTGCAGGGTGAGGCTCAACACCTGACGAAACGCCTCGGTCCAGCCGTGCAGCCAGTTGTTCACGAGCCTCTGCTGCCGCATCTGGGTGAGCGCAGGCGGAACCTTCTCGGTGGGGCGTCCAAAGTACCTGTCCACCTGCGTCTCGATGGCTGCGATGAGGTTAAACGCAACGCTCGGCTCCCGGGCAGGCGGCTGCATGAACGAGATCTCGCCCGGACGCAGCACCGGAATCTGCACCGCAGGCCCGAGACGCAGGTTTCCGCCCCGAGTCTTTGGCACTTGAATCGGCGGAATCGTGTTAAGGCTCGTGTAGTCGAAGATCGAGTCGCGTTGAGCCTTGATCTCGTTCTGCCACGTCGCGCAGATCTCAGGAACTCCCCGGCTCTCGACGATCTTCCGGTGGATCACCTCGCTGCGCCACACGATGAACGGGTACTGGCCGTGCTCGTAGTCGATCAGCTCGAATTTGCCCCACGAATTGCCCACCTGCGGGCAGAACACCGTGCAGTAGACGCCCGGGACACCGTCTTCATCGAGCGCCTTCTGGTAGGCGTACACCACCTCGATCAGGTTCTCACGGTCCAGCACCGCGTTGTTGGTCAGCCCAATGGTGTAGGTGTAGTCAGAGAAGTTGCTGAACCGTCCTCGGGTGGCAATCGCCTGCTTGGCCCATTCCTCATCCCAGTCGTCGGTCTCGACATGCTGCATCACCTCGATCTCAGTCATGTAGCAGCGACGGAAAACCACACGAGCGCTCTGGATGTCGGTCGTCTCCGGCGGGAACGCCAGCTCGTCGTATGGAGCCAATGCCGCCACGCTCGGAGAGTTTTTCACCAACGTCGGCACGTAGATCTCGCACTCGCCTTCCTCACGAAGATCCTTCACGCACTCCAGAGCCTTGCGCTTCTTGAGATTCGGAAACGCAGCCATCAGCAGCTCGGCCAACTGGTCGGTGGCATCCGGATTGGCCAGAAGATTCGGAAGGTCCGCCAGCACGCTGCCTTGAGGACTCTGCGCCGCGATCTGCATAAGCTGCTCGACCGTGACGTACTGCTCCTTCTGCCCAATCTCTTGCTGCCAACTCACATGGCAACCAGCCCATCCGTAGGTCCACAGGTACTGACTCAGCAGCTCCACCTCACGGGTCATGTCCGTGTAGAGCTTCTGGTTCATCACCCAGTCCATGAGGCTGTGCGCCGTCACCGCGGTGTCCAGATTCCGCACGTTGGTTGGAGCAACACGCAGCATCGAGCGCCAGAAGGCAGTGGAGCACACATCAACCAGCCCATTGACCACCTCGTCAGCCAGCGGGATCCGCGTATCGGAGGCACCGTCCCAAGGGAAAGCCATCTTCCCGTTGGGCTGATTGTCGTTCCACTTCTTGCCGTCACCGCTCTGACCGTCCCAGCGGCAGTACCGGGTGTTCTCGGCCTGCCCAACCCTCGTGCCCAGACCAAAGTCGGTTGCCGCACGGCGCAGTTCCTCGTTCAGCGCACCCACGTCAGGCGCGTCACCCACATGCGCCATCGCATCACCACTGGTCTTATAGCTCGTCGCGTATTGCATCTGCAGCCCTTTGGTCTCTTTTTGGCTAAAAAGCAACGCTAATACCCCCCTCCGCCGTAGCTATCCAGCCCACCGGCACCCACATGCTCGATCTTGGAGATAAGCAACATGCCCAAGCAGTCGATCGGATCCTTGGATGCACCCTTCTGACCATCCCTGCCCGTATGCTCGGACATGCACCAGATCAGATTGTGCAGGTCATCCACCACGTAGAGCCTCGGCTCATTCAGTGACGTCAGTGGCTTGGTGGCGTCGTAGCTCAGGTCCGAGTTGATCGCAGCAGTCCGCTGGTCCACCGGAACGCCCGGAGCTGGAATGAACGCCATTCCATCGTCCTGATCGCTAGGCTCGGCCAGTAGGTCAATCAGCGTCGTCCCGCCCTGCTCGCTCAATGCCGGACTGCCACCAGCTCTTGGGTCAATCAACCGCATCACCGGCTCCCCACGGCCAATCTCATCCTCGATGGTGCGGAACAACTGCCGGTACTCGATCACGCTCCGACCCGCCTCCAACGTCTGCGCCGGACCCGGTTTCCCATCCGCCTTCTCACTCGGCAGCGCCCACTCGCCGTACCCGGTGAAGTCCGGGAACTCACGCACCACCACCTTGCGCCCATCCTCGTATACCAGCATCCACAAGCAGTACCAGTTACGGCTGCCAGCCGGGTCGCAGACCATGTACAAGGTCCCACCATCCGGGATCTTCTCCCTCGGGATGCAGTGAGTCTCTGGCCTGAACCGCGCAAACGCCTTGCCGATGTTGTCACTCGCCCAGCCGTACGCTCGAGTCAGCACCTGCCCCATCGGCGCACCCACCAGCTTGGACCTCATTTCATCCCACGGGTTGTATGGGTTGTCCTCGGAGAAGAAGAACACCGTGGACCGATTCTGCTTCTCCAGCCGCATCACCCTAGGTGCCTTCCCTACAGGCCATGTGGGCAATCCCTGCTTCCCAGCCAGCATCTGCCCCTTGTGCCACTCGGTAATCGCCGCACCACCAGTGAACTCTTTGTAGACACTCGCCACACCCTCCAGCGGCGTCTGCGTCACCAGCAGCTTGCCCCTACGTGTAACCAACCGATACCTCAGCGTATCTACCCAGCTCTGCGGCACCAACTCGTCGCACCAGATCAGGTCCGCCTCACGGCCTTCGATGGTGTTCTCCGACTGCGTGTAGTTCAGGAAGTCACAGCGGCTACCGTTAGGCAGGATGAAGGAGCCGTCGGTGAAGCCGTTCTTCCGGCTGTAGTTCAG